CAGATAACAATACCCAAACTTAATCTGATTTTCACGTTCATTTAGGTCGAGACGACCAACGATATTCATCCGACGAACAACTGCTGAACTCAGCGCACCCTTCGAATTTGTTTTATATCTCCACATTTTAATCTTTCCTTCTCACTGTGAATTTGCCATTTTCAAACAGAGGTTCATATTCATCAGTGTTATACTCCAGAACAACTTCTGGAGTAGATGTTGTCATTTGTGTCTTACTTACTTGGTACTGGCCAGCTTTTGTCCAGTTGTCCATTCCCCGTTCAGTGGTTATCATAATTGGTTTCATACTTCACTCCATCCTGTCATTTCACATTTATACTTAGTGGTTCCAATCAAAACCATGTCACCCATGCTCGTGCTGCGACATGCACCACCATCAAACATCTTGGTCACACCTTCGTTGTTCCACCAACCATCATCAATGCTGTTGGTCTTTATAAACGCTTCCTCTAACTTCTCGTTGATGGTTGCATCCTTCTTAACCTCTACAAACGCAACCGTGGTAGGTGCGTCCTCAAAGGCTGCGTGTATCACCGCAACCTTTTCATAGAGCAGAGTCTTCGTTAGTGCGTCAATCTTATCCATTACAAAATCTCCACAGGTTTGTTCCACTCACCAATCTTGATATCGTTGTACCAAGCAGTGTGGAAGTAATCAATCATGCTATCGCTCTTATCGAACCACTTGTCACCCTTCATAGCATCAAGCAACTTGGTCAGGAACTTCTTGGCAGTCCCCTCAAAGAACTTATCAATATGGTAGACGTTCACATCACCATTGGCAATCTCTTTCGGGGTGAAGAGTCCAGCAGGAACCTTCCGAATCGTCACAACCAGAGTGCTGTGATGGCAAACCTTGATGGTTCCCTTCACACCGTATTCGGCGAGAACCTTCTTGATCTCAGGAGCGAGGGTCTTCTTGTCTTCTTTACTCACATATGCCATTTCGTATCTTTCTCTCTCTGTTTTCCGATTATGTCTAACTATACCACACAAAAAGGAATCTGTCAACCCCTGTTATGCAGCAACCGCAAATATTTCTGCGTCACTACCGTAGAGGTCGAACTTCTTGGAAACCAGTTCATTCTTACCCGACTTGGGGAAGTCAACGAACTTGGAATAGGGTGACTTCTTAGCATACACAGTAATGTCACGTTCCTTATTGAGTTTGTTCCAGACATACCGTCCACCAGCAGACTGACTCGTACCAGCCATGAGTGTGATATCCAGTTTCTTCATGAGGAACTTGTAAATCTTGATGGCAAGGTTATTACCCTTGTAACGACTATCGACGTTCAGGAGATCAACGTGCCAGGCTTCACGGTCTTTTGACAACTCTACCTTCGAAACAATACGAAAGCGAGTCTCCATGTCACCATAGACAGTGCGAACCCGTTTGGTCACATTGCGGTCATAGACCCACACAACATTATATGTGCGTTCTTCTTTCTCAATGTAGATATCATATCCAAAGGCGCGACCTACAAGCTCTAGGTCTTCTGTGCTACCATAACCAAGGAAAACTCCCTTGTTCATCGTAATTCTGTCAACCATTTGTAACCTCTTGATTTCTGATTATACCTAAGTATACCATGCGAAAAGAGTTCTGTCAACAACTATTTTGCATATTCCCGATATTTTTTGATGGACCACTTTTCAACGACATCATTGCCGTCCTCATCGTTGGTCAGTATATACGCTACGGTCTTCTTAACCTTGGCAAACCGCCATCCACCATCCATATGCCACGGAGTCGTCACCCACACCTTGTGGGGATACTCAGTGTAGAAATCCTCATTATTCTCAGAGAACTCAAAATATTTACCATATTCCTTCTCATCGAAGCAACCAACGATAGAACCATCGCCGTAAGGGGGGAAACTAACTTCAGTGGGGGCAAATGCCATGTCAACAACCTCTTGATTTCTGATTATGTCTAATCATACCATACGAAAAGGGGTTTGTCAATCAAAATCGACTGGGAATCCAAGAAAAATTGACATCATCCAACCAACGCCATTCACCTGTTTTTAGTGATTTTATAGGGGGTAGCGAGGGTTTGGGGGTCATATTCACAACGCCGGGAGGAAGTTCTAGGACTTCCCACTTGTCTCCGTGTTCTCTGACTCGGTTTTTACCCTTACTGGTAAGTCCTTTGAGAGTAAGTATCATTATGCCCGTCCACAATTATTCATGCTCGGCATCTTTAACCCAGCTTTCTTGAAAGCTTCAGAGATGCGTTTCTCTGGGTCTTTGCCATCTTTCCAGATTTCAAGCTCGGAAATGTCAATTCCTGCTTCCCTCATGATCCGCTTCTTTATCATCAGGTCACGAAATAACCAGTTGCAATTCATCATAACGTCTTCCTTTTCTCAGTTTATGATTAACTATACCACGCAAAAAGGAATCTGTCAACAGTTAATTTAGAATCCTTTTGGTTTTTTTGTGATACCTCTGCGCTTCATTTCCATACTGATCCACTGATGTGCAAGAGGGTTTCTGACCTTCTTATTGAGCAATCCCTTGATTTGCTTGAAGACTTGAACAAACACATCCTCTGTTGCATTGTTGTTATCTACAACCACAAAGTTTTGTCTGAAATATTGACTGAACTTACCGATATTAGACTGAACGTCCTTCCACGATTTGACCACAATAGGTTCTGGCACAGAACGAGGACGTTCCGCGTTACGTTCCAGTGCAACATCAAGGGATGTGTTCACAAATATCATGTGAACATCATACCCTATCTGTTTCAGTTCTGTGGCCTGTTTTGCAATCTTATCATAGTCTCTACCAGTGCCATCGATGATAAGTCCAATGCGACCATCAAGATAACCCTCTTGACGTTTTGCAGTGACCCTCTTGGCACGGTCACGAACTGCATCTCTAGGCACCTGTTCTTCATCAGGCATCTTGAGAGACAGTCCTGCTTTCGTAAGCATAGACTCAAATGCATCGTCAGAGTTGACCACACGCAATCCCGTACCTCCGGTGGTTTTCCTGACAACGTATGACTTACCGCTGCCAGGACCACCGGCGAGAAAGAATGCTTTAAATATGTTGGGGTCTTGCAGACCTTCCTGTAGTTCGTGAAAACTCTTCATTTTGCGCTTGCCCTTTTCTATATCCCGACATTTCTATGATGTATTTATCATCCTCTGTAAGTGGTTCTAGTTCCATCTTACGTTCTTGCCTTTGAAAGTTCAACTTCTTAATGCGATTCTTGGTCTTGGCCATTTTATCTTCCTTTCGCTGTTTGTATTGGGATACAGATTTTTTTGAGATGGGCTTCTCCTTTCTTAGAAAACTTCTTCGTTGAAAATAGGATTGTCATCGACAATCTCTGGATTAAATCCAGATGGTAAACTTTCTGGCAGTGAGTCTTTAACCACTTGCACATTCATAACATGAGACTTATCCAGAGGATAAAAATCATGTCTTATTTTTGAAACTAAAAATTTCCCCTTGTATATGTTATCATACAACTCATTTCTTGGTGTTTTTGTTGATGCAGTATATGGTATGTTAACATCTACGATATCACCCGCAGCAATTGCAGTATTACCGTGAACAATAAGATTAACAATGAACCCACTGTTAAGTTGATTCATCTGAGAATTTCTTCTTTGTAGGGTAAACTGTGGACGATATGAAGTGAATACATTTGAATTGAATTCATCAGCCTGACTATTATCAGTCCCAGAACCATTGACAGGAACGACGTATGTCCGGCCGGGAAAGTCGGATATTCTTTTATTGTCTTTACTAATAATAGAGTTACTCACTATTGGATAGTCTCTTTTCTTATCACCATTGAATTCACTGTTAGTGGACTCAATATGATGTTCTTTATCAAAATTGTCCAGATAATTATATATATGTTTTTGATAACTTTTAGAGATGATATCATGAGTGTATAGAGTTGAACCATATGACCCATTCATATTACTGTATACAGTGTCTTGTGACTCAACAATACTAAAATTCAATATACCTCTCATGTCTTGTTCAACATCCACGGCACCTTTCTTGGTCTTTGTACCTTGGATGAAATCTTCATATGTGATTAGACTTGGTTGTGCATACAGACTTGATAGACTCCTAAAGTTAAACCCTTTCGTGGTTTCAAAAAAAACATAACATGGGTCATTAAATTTAGAACTGAGTGCTTGTCTAGTGCATTCTGCAATTAGACTTAAGGGTTTAATATTTGGTGCAACTATCTTCTTGACATCTGCTGTTGGTTCTACATTTATGTTTTTACCAGACTCAAGGTTGTTTTTCATGATACCCTTTACAATATCTGAAAAACTTCCACGAAGAGTTTTATTCACACGAACACGTTCATTAACAACTAACTCTCTGGAACAGAAGTTAATGATATAACCCTGACTACCATTTCCAATATCTACCTTTGAATCAATGTGTGTAACCATCAGTGCGTTTTTTGTATAGTCAATCATTTGATCTTTGTTTCTAATCGTCGGCGTAGTCAATCTCATTTTGAGATATTCCTGTCCAATAATTGGAAACATTGAAGTTAGGTTTACAGAATCCATTACCGCAAGTTCACCAGTGACACACTGCTGATCTAGTGATTCAAAAATTGTAATGTTTACACACGAAACAGTAAGATCAACTTCTTTACCAGAAGATGAAATCAAAATCAAATCTCTAAGTTCAAAATGACCAGCACGAAATATACCCTCAGGCATTATACAACGCTCTCTTCCATAAGTTCTTCAAATTCGGTCACAAAGTCTTCTAAGTAATTTGGATCAAGAAGTCGTATTCTTCTCAATTCGTCTTGGAGTTCTTGTTCATATTCTCTGTTTGTAATTGGAGTTGCAGATGGGTAATCTGTGTTGTCTGTTCCAATGTTGATCTTGACTGTCGTATCACCAGAGGTCTGAAAAATCTCATAGTGGTGAATACCATCCACATTCGTATACTTGTTATTGATGTGAGCAAGAAACTGACGAGTGCTCATGGGCCATTGATGATAACGGTCAACGATATCATTCATCATGAGAACAATCCAATGATACTCAGTATCACCATATAATTTGTGTGCAATCATTTCTGGTGTTTCACCGTTCTTGACATCGTAGGTATCAAATAGTGCATTACTTGTTTTTACCTTTGCACGAATAGAAACACGGCGAAGCAGATTGGTGACAAATTTAAAATCATTGTTACCAACGGCATCATATGGTATTACAGGAAATGTATTGAAATACATTAATATCCCTCCTCAATTCTATTACGGTCCATAAGTTCTAGTTCTGAGAATTGAAGAGTTAATGTAGTTCTCTGTGGTGGTGGTCCACCGTTTACGGGGTCTGGTTCATAAGCAGTATAACGGTCACCACCATACTGAACTTGTAGGTTTGTAAGATATGAAGTTCCTATTCTGTTTAGATACTCATTTCGTGCCCCACGATACATATAGTTTATATCAAACACATCTGGAATGTTCATGGCTCTTGGGCTTGCAATTCCTGCACCAGATTGTGCAGCAAATTCTGGTGTCATATGCATTTTAAATGAGTCAATAATCTCCTTGACTAACCTTGCTTCAGCCTGACTTTTTGGAATGAATACAAAATTGAAACTAAAAGAACGTCTTCCAATATTTTCAAACATAAGTTCCATTCTTGGTGTTATGACTTTTCCAGTTTGAAGTGCAATTAGAGCCTTTGCGCCTGGTGCAGCAGTATCAAGTGTTTTGATACCCATTTGTTTAAAAAATTCACCACCATCTTTTCCTAAACCTTTGACTGCACTATCCAATCCAGCATTCTTATAATTATCAATTGCATTTTTAACAGCTTCAGCACCGATTGAAATATTCTGTTCTCCATAATTCAAAGCATACGTTGTCTCAACTTGTGGTGGCATATACAATGCAACTGTTTTAACAACAGTTGTTGATGGTCGCATTGAAAGTGTCAGGGAACGATTATTTTTACTGTCTTGAATCGACTGCCTCTGAGCAAAATCTTTATCTCTTATCTTTGTTGCACCACTTAATGCAAGTTGTTCTAATTTTTTAAAATCTGAAATGGGAACCCCAAAATCTTTTGCAAGTTTGGTTAGATTATTGAAATTTTGACTCATAGTTTTTTTAGGATTCTCAATCTTACCCGAACTCATCTTTCTAAATGAAAATAACACATAGTGTCCCTGCATTGCATCTGTTGCAACATCCTGTGGATATGCCAAAATTGTATCTGTAGATGCGACTGCTCTGTTTAGAGATGAGACATCAGAACTGTCACCACCTCTTCCCTTAAGTCCGTCTGCGATACCACCAACAACTGATGTTACTGCTCTATTTGCTGCAGCAGTTGCAGCACCCTGTGCAACGTTTATAAATGCGTCTCTAAGTGCCATGTCTAAATATCCTTATACACTTTAAATTATTTATAACGAATGGCATACAAAGGTCGATATACACCAGTGAACCCTAGAAAATATAAGGGTGATCCACGCAACATAGTCTACCGCTCCTTGTGGGAAAGAAAGTTCATGGTATACTGTGATAACAGTAAGAACATTCTTGAGTGGGGGAGTGAAGAAATCATTATACCCTATTTATCCCCTTGGGATGGCCGTATCCACAGATATTTCCCAGATTTCTATATCAAGGTCAAACAGCACGATGGCAGTGTCAAGAAGATGATTATTGAGATCAAGCCCAAGGTGCAGTGCAAACCACCCAAACAACCCAAGAGAAAGACCCAAAGATATCTAAACGAGGTCAAAACATGGGGTGTCAACTCTGCAAAGTGGAAATATGCAAATGAGTGGTGTTTGGATAGAGGTCTGGAATTCAAGATTTTGACTGAAGACGAATTGGGTATCTCGTATAAATAGTATTATGGCAGAGAGCAAATACATTCAGTCTGTAAAACAGGCATCAGGAGAACGTCCACGTTCCACAGAGTGGTACAAGGATAAGATCAAGGAGTTTGGTACACCAGGCGCACTAGACTTGATTCGTGACGGTAAACAGTCAACACGCCCATTCTTTGGACGATTGAACATGTTTATCTATGATCCAAAGTTCAAGAAGACGCTTCCATACTATGACACTTTTCCTCTTGTCCTTCCTATCGAAAACTATCCAGATGGATTTCTAGGTATCAATCTACACTACCTACCAATCCCTCTAAGAATTCGACTGCTGGACAGACTTGTAGACTTCTCAAACAATACAAAGTTCGATGAGTCAACTAAACTAAATGTTGACTACCAAAAACTAAAGAATGTACGGTTAATTCGTCCAACCATTCACAAATATCTTGCGGGACAAGTTAAGTCACGGTTTCGTAGAATTGATGCAGACGAGTTTACGATTGCGACACTACTACCCGTGCAGAGGTTCAAGAAGGCATCTGCATCAGCGGTATGGAAAGAATCTAGGAGCATGATCTAATGGCCGTAGGACAGAACTTTTTCGAAGGAACCGCAATCGGTGTTCTCAATGATATTATATCTGCATTTCATTCTAATGAAGGATATGCACAACCAAACCGATATGAGGTAAATATATTTGGTCCAAGAGGAAGACAACTTGGTGGTGCATCGCAGTTGCAGAATCCAAATCTTGGGAATGAGTCCACTTTGAATGTAAGAGATATTCAACTTCGTTGTGAGTCTGTAACTCTGCCTGGAATCAATCTATCAACTGCACAGGATACAAATATCTATGGTCCAACGAGAGATGTCGTAGAAGGTGTGACATATGCAGAAGAGGTATCAATGTCATTTGCAGCCAGTTCTGATTTAGAAGAGAGAGTATTCTTTGAGAGATGGCAGAAGAACGCATACAATCCACAGACATGGAACATTGGGTACTACAATGACTATGTTGGTGCAGTTGAAATCTACCTTCTCGACAAACAGGACCAAAGAAGGTATGGAGTAAAATTGTGGGATGCATTTCCCAAGAACATTAACGGCACCGATTTAAGTTACGGTTCCCAGAATGAAAACATAAAGATTACAGTTGGTATGTCTTTTCGATACTGGACACCACTGGATATCAATGAACAGTCACCAAGTATCTTGGACAGAGTTATTGATACAGTGGCAAACGGTGTCGAAAGACAGATACTAAGTAATATACCGAAAGTGCTTCGGAGACTATAAAGGATGAAATATTATGGCATTACCACAACTGAAAACACCAGAGTATGAACTGGTTCTACCATCAACACAGGAGAAGATTAAGTATAGACCATTCCTAGTGAGAGAACAAAAAATTCTTATGTTGGCACAAGAGTCAGGTGAAGATGCACAGATGGCTGCTGCAATGGGTGACATTGTTAAGAACTGCACATTTGAAAAAGTTGACCCATCTACGGCACCAATGTTCGATGTTGAATATCTCTTTCTACAGATTCGAGCAAAGGCAGTTGGTGAGACAGTAGAGGTTAACATTACCTGTCCTGATGATGGTGAAACTAAAGTTGCGAAGAAGATTAAGATTGACGATATCACTGTTCAACAATCTCTAGAACACAGTAGAGAGGTTGATCTTGGTAATGACATTAAAGTTATTTTCAGATATCCTTTGCTATCAGATGTTATTGGTATGATGAGTGGTGCAACTGAACTTGAACAAGTGTTTTTTATGTTGAAGAACTGCATTACAGAAATTCACTATGGAGATGACATTTACAATAGGATTGACATTACAGATGAAGAACTTGATACTTTCGTTGATCAGATGACATCTGATCAGTTTGAAAAGGTGACAGATTTTTTTAATACTATGCCAAAAATACGTTATGTGGTTGATGTGACAAACCCAAAGACTAAGGTTAAAAGTGAAGTGTTGTTGGAGGGACTTGAAAGTTTTTTAGACTAGCTCTTTCCCATGACAGTACGTTCAATTACTATAAGACGAATTTTGCATTGATGCAACATCATAATTATAGTTTGGGTGACTTGGAAGATATGATGCCTTGGGAAAGAGAAATCTATGTTGGATTGTTAATGGAGTTTATTGAAGAAGAAAATAAACGCATGGAACAAGAAGAAAGAAGAATGAGACATGGCTGACGATTTTAAAGAACTTCTGAAAGCACAGCAACAGACGACAGAAATGTTGCGTCTGAGTATGATGACTGCCGAAGAACGTGAGGCAGAACGTGCTGCAGCAGAGGCAAGACGGGATGCCATGGCAGAGGCTGCAAGAAAGGGTTGGGAAACTCGACGGTCAAATGCAGATAAAGAAAATAATGATGCCCAAGATTCAACAACCCAGGCAATTCAATCACTAACAGACCAACAAAAAAGTATTGCAGACGCAGAAAGAGGTAATCGTGCAGAAGCGGACGAAACGGCAGCAGATGCACAGGCTAATGAGAATAAGAATAGATCACTTCTTGGAAAAATTGCAGGCGGTATCACAACACTAAAAGACAATGCAATAAACACTGCGAAGAAAGCAGGAAAGACAGGACTAGCGATTTTATCTGGTATTGCGTTTGGTGCTTTACTTTATGCGTTTGGTGAATTTCTTCAGAGTGATACCTTTAATGATTTAACAAATTATCTCACTGGTCCAGATGGTCTTATTGAAAGACTTAAAAACTTTGACATCAGTTTTGGTGAAGGTTCCGCACTTCTTGGTGTTTTGCTTGGTGGGGTTGCCCTGGCATTCAAAGCGAGTGGCCTTAGTTTATTATTCAAACCAATCAATTTAGCAGTAAAAGGAATTAAGGCTGGGCTTGGTAGTCTTGGGACGAGACTTGGTGGAGTTGAAAACGGTCTTGGTGGTAAAGGTGGTGGTAAAGGTGGGAGTGCTCCTGCTGGTAAAAGAGGTGGTGCTCGTGTAAAAGGCGGTGGCGCACTTGGTAAAGTTGGTTCGTCTATTGCTAGTGTAGGAAAGGGTGCGGGAGCTGGAATAGGAGCGATGCTCAAAGGTATGGCCGGTGGACTTGCTGCAATTGCAAATCCACTAACTTTAGCTGGTCTTGCTGCTGTGACTGTGGCCATCAATGGTATTGCTTTTGCAATAGAAACTGCATCTCCAGCATTCGAACCTTTTGGTAAACTACTTGAGAGTGCAGGCAAAACAATCAAGAGTGTATTTGAAGGACTTGGTAGCACTATTGAATCTATTGGTAATTCTATTGGAACAATTATAACAACGGTTGGTGATTCCATTGGAGCAGTAATTGATAAGATTACATCTATGGAAACTGCTGGTGCAGAGGCAACCACGAAACAGATTAAAGAATTGAGTGCGGTTCCTGCTGAGAATATGATTAGTGCCGCGATAGGTATTGAGAAAATGAAGGCTGCACTAGACGGTTTTGGTGGAGGCACTTTCACTAAAGTTATGGGAAGTATTTTTGGTGGTGGTGGTCCTATTGAGGACATTCTGAAACTTGCAGAAAAGTCAGCGACGTTGAGTAAAGCGGCAACTGCAATTACGGCAATCGCTGGTTCTGGTGTGACATACAAACAGTTAATGGATGAGGAAAAAAGACAGTCCAGAATGTCAGAGTTGGAGAAACGACTTAAAGGGAGTTATACTTTTTCATCTGACAGAAAAAAAGAAGAGGCAGAACTTGCAAAATTACAGGGACAGGCTCCAGATGCTAGACTAAGCACTCAGTCATCAATGCAAGGTATGTTTACGGCAGACCCAAGAGTGGAGGCAATGATTACCTCTGCAATCAACAAGTCCAAACTTGCAAATGCACCAGTGGTCAACAATGTTGTTACGAACAATACTGATGTAAGGGACCAGAGTCAAAACACTCAACAACAAGTAGGTGCGCCATTGACAAATGCAAAATATCCAAGACTTGCATCTGGCACGGCCGGGGGTTTTTAAAAAAAAGGGGGGAACCAAGTCCCCCCCTTTCTCTAGTAGTTATATCTAGCCTTTTCAATCCGAGTCTTACTCAGCGATTAAGGACGGACTACCCGTTACTAGTATACCTTACTCGTTTGCAAGTTTCTCAAAATAAGACATTGAGTCTTCACCATCATCTGACACAGTAGGTGCTGGTGCATCCTTAAAGAAGTCTGGTGCAGGTGCAGTATCAATCTTGGGTTCTGCAACTGGTGCATCTTCCATAACATCTACTGCACTACCAACCGTTACTGTACCGGCAAGAACTGCATCCAGCCGTGACTTAAGTTCGTCATAGGACTTGAAATTAGAAGCAGAAGTAAACTCTGATAGAGGATACTGCATCTTCCATGTTTCCTCAAGCTTGTCATCATCATCAAACAAAGCAGACGGTGCTTCAAACTCAGACTTGTCATAGTTCCAGTAACCATCAACCTTACGAAGTTTCAACTTGAAGTTCGCACCTTCCCAGAAATCGAAGGGATTGACAGGTGTTTCATCTTGGAATGCAGGTTGCATTGCTTCCATGCACTTGTCAAAGATTTTCTTACCGAAACGATAAAGCATAACCTTACCCTCGTTCTGAGGATTCGCAGGGTCTTGCACAACATAGATGTTGGCAAAGTACTGCAAC